GGTGCTGATATAGAACCATTAATAAAATAATTATGGCAGTAAACGAACAAGGACATGCTGGGAAATATTCCGGTAATTCAAGACACTCATATAATCACGCACACACAAGAGTAACTGCGGGTAATTATGAAGCAACTAAAAGAGATGATGAAGCACATATGGACTATCTTAAAAGAGATGTATTATATGACGCTCATCACGGACATAGCGACGAGAAAATGACAGCTGATGAAAAGCATATTTCTAAATTAGCTGGAGATCTTAAATATGATGAAAAGCATCATGGACCTGGTGATTTTAAAGGAGGTTATCATAAAGTTTTACACGCTGAAGGAAAAGCTCATCAAGGACCAGCAAAACCAGATCCGAACAAAGGTAAAGGCGGAAAAGGTGAAAGCGGAGGAGCTCAACAAGCTACCCCGCGAGATTTAGAAGAATATTTAAAGAAAAAAGAGGAAAAACAAAAAGAAGATCTTTTAAATAAATATAAACCAAAACCTCGAGTCCAAAATAAACAGAGAAAACTGTAGTAAATCAAAAAACAAATAAACATTAACAATTAAAAACAAAAATTATGGCAGCAAGTTTTATTGCATTTGAAGTAGTCGGAGCGACTAACGATTGGGAAAACGGAGAAGTATTAGTAAACAAAGACACTATTGTAGGTGTTATTCAAACAGCAGATAATGCTGTTGAAATCTTAACAACAGCTGGAACACCAGGTGATAAGATTGAGCTAACACTTTCTACGACTGTTTCTGGTGCTTTTGTATCTCCAGTTATGGTAGCAGGTTTAGGAACTAAAGCTTTTAACTACGCGTTAACAGCTAATCCAGGCGGTGTTAAAGCTAAAGTTTTCTTAGGAAAAGACGACAATGGTGATCAAATGTACATCAGAAACGTTAACTTCGTATAAAAGTTAAACAATGAAACCAAAAGGATTAGGAGATAGCATAGCTAATTTCACAAAAAAAACAGGTATTAAGCACGTTGTAGATATTGTCTCTGACGGGCTTAATATCCCTTGCGGTTGCAACAACAGACAAGAGTGGTTTAATAAAAAATTTCCATATAGAAATGATCACATTAAAAGGTAGTTTTAAAATTAAACCTTTTTATCCAACTAGTGTTACGCCAGTTTACGAAAGAGATATGTCAGCAGATCCTGCTGTAGGTAGAACTTTAAAAAATGGTGTAATTATAATGGAAGAAGATTTGTCTCCATCACTTAAAACTGAAACTCATTCCCACGAGCAAACACACGTGGATCAAATGAAACACGAGGGTTTTGACTGGGACGATAATTGGATTTATTATAAGGATAAAAAATATTCAAAAGAACATTTTGCAAAAGGTACTGGACCGTGGGAGCCTCCAGCTTATGCAAACGAAATCAAAACAAAAAAATAAATAACAAATTAATTTTATAATTATGGGTAAAGATAGTTACATGGATGGTTTTAAATATGACGTTCCTGCGGAAAAGCTAGGATACATCCAAAAGTTAGGTGCTGGAAGAATAGCACCAGGAAAAAAAGGAGACTTAACAGCAGCTAAAATGATGCATGGTGATGCAGCTGCTAAGTATTACGATGGTGCTGGTATGTACATGAATGGAGCACCTAAATATGAAGGAGCTTCTAAAGGTATGCATGCACCGGGAAGACACTTAGATCCTAATGACCCAACAAAAGGTCACGAAGTAGGTAGTGATAGACCATCGTATACACAACAAAATACAAGTCAAGTAGTAGTGCCAGGCACTAGTAGTTCCACAGATACTTCTTCAAGTGGTGGTGGTTCAGAATCAAAAACTAAATTAGAAAAAGCTAAGTCAGGAACAAAAACAAAACAATCTGATTCAGATTACATGACTAGCTTATCTAAAAATGAAAAGTTTTCTGGTAGAACTGGAACTGAAATGGCAGAAGCTGGTCATATTTCTCAATCAAACATTGGTGCATATGATAAAATAGCTGGTACATCTAGTTCAGGTGGAAGTACTTCTTCTAATTCTACAACTAAGCCAAGTGTTAAAACAGAGGTTAAAAAACAAAAGAAAACTTCTAAAAACCAAGGTGCTCAGGAATTATTAGATGCTGGTATGGAACGAGAAGAAAATAGAAGAAATAGATATGAGGCTGGTCAAGCAGAAAGAGTAAATTTAGCTAGAAGAGATAGTGCTAATGTAGCTGATCAGTATTTAAAAGATAGACCTATCAATGAACAAACTCTTCTACACGCTATAAAACATGGTAATAAAATAGGTAGAAGAACTTTAGTTAGTCGAGATTCAAATAAAGATAGTAGCTTTAAAGAAAAAGCAGGAGAATTTAGATTTACTCACGATGAAGCTAATGAAATGTTTAGTGATAATGTAGGAACAGGAACAGCAAATGTGACTAGTGGTAGAGGGAGTAAAGCTAAAACAGGTGATCAAATTAATATTGGTTATGGTTATTCATCATTTGGTGGGCAATATAAGCCTTCTAATGTAGGGAAGGAAATTAAGATTGGTAAAAACCGTAAAGGTACAGCTATTGTTACTGGTGTTAATACTGATCCTGGTACTGTTGGTAGTTATGGAGGATTCAACACCCCTCAAGAATATTTATCTGGTGGTTCACCTAAAATGCCTCAAGGTCCAATGAAGTTTGGAATGAAACAAGGTAATAAAAAATAATGAAAAAAATCTTAAGTCTTTTAACTGGTGGTTTAATTAAAGACGTAGGTGATGTAATCGATAAGCTTACAACTACAGACGAAGAGAGATTAGCTGCAAAACAAAAGGTACAAGAATTATTAGAGAAAGCGGATCAGGATGCACAGACGCAGATTACTGAAAGATGGAAAGTGGATATGCAATCTGATTCGTTCTTATCTAAAAACATAAGGCCTTTAGTATTAATATATTTAACTATAATATTTACAGCTCTATCTTTTTTTGATGGTAATATTGGAGGTTTTCAAGTTGCTGAAGAATATATACCGATTTTTCAGTCTTTATTAATCACGGTGTATGGCGCGTACAACAATAATAATTAAATTAAATTAAATGTCAGAACAATTAAATAAAATCGAAGAAAATGAGTTATCAAAAGTTGTAGAACAACAAGAAAAATTAAACAACATGCTCATTAAAATGGGTGTTTTAGAAACTCAAAAACATAGTCTATTACACCAAGTTGCAACTCTTAATAAAGAGATAGACGAAACGAAAAAAGATTTAGAAGGAAAATACGGTCAAGTAAATATTAATTTAGAAGACGGAACATATACAGAGATAGAAAAAGAAAAGTAAAATGGACAACATTATAAGAAAAATCAGTATTGGATCTGATTATAAAAATGATGCCATGCACTATTCTGTTGGTCAAGAAGTATATGGCGGGCACACTATATCTCACATACTGCTAGAAGATAAAGATTTATCATATAACATTTATATAAAAAAGAACGATGAGGTATTACCTTGGAAGAAGTTTAATTCTAACATGGCTATATCAATCGAGTATGATCTTAAGTACTAATGAGAAGTGTGTATGATTTTATCGTTAAGCCGATAGGTGAAAGATATTCTAATACAAAAAAAATAGGTGATAAGGAATTAGTTTTAAATACTAAAGTTGAAGGTTGGAAATTTGTAAATAGATTTGCTGAAGTAGTATCAACACCTCTCGCTATTGCAACGCCTGTTAAACAGGGTGATATAGTTGTAATACATCAAAACATTTTTAGAAGATTTTATAACATGCAAGGTAAGCAGACAAATAGTAGATCTTATTTTAAAGATGATTTATATTTTGCTAGTGTAGACCAGGTTTATTTGTATAAAAGAAATAAATATTGGAACTCTTTAAACGATAGGTGCTTTATAATACCTATTAAAAATAAAGATATTCTATTAAACAAAAAAGAATTAAACAATATTGGTATACTAAAAATAGGTAATAGCTTCTTAGAAGAGCTAAGAATAACTCCAGGACACATAGTTACTTATAAAGCTGGGTCAGAATGGGAGTTTAATATAGACGGTGAGCGTTTGTATTGTATGAAATCAAATGATATTTTATTAGAACATGGATATAAAGAAGACCAAAAAGAGTATAATCCAAGCTGGGCAAAAAGCAGTTGAAGAGTTAATCAAAGTAGCTAAAGAAGCTATTGTTGATTCAGATGATGATATATCAGCTGACAGACTTAAGAACGCTGCCGCTACAAAAAAACTAGCTATATTTGATGCGTTTGAAATACTACAACGCATACAAGAAGAAGAGAATATGTTAAATGAAAAACCTAAAGAAGTTAAAAAAGAAAGAGCTTTTAAAGGTTTTGCTGAAGGTAGATCTAAATAATGTATACTCAAGATCTTTATAAAGTTTTAGATGATTATATAAAACCACATATAATCAAAAAAAACAATAGATATAAAAAATGGAAATATGGTTATAACAAAGAGCATGATGTAGTTGTTATAAGTAAGACTGGTCAAATAGGTGAGATATATGAAATACAAAATTTAAAAATAGCTCTACCAAAACAACCAAAAGACGTACATAAGTTTAAGTCTAATACTTGGGAGCAAACCCCTATACCTGTTGAATTAAAGAAAATAAAAACGATATTTGATTGGGAGAGATACCCTGTTGATTTCAAGGAGAAATGGTATGATTACATTGATAAAGAATTTACTCGCAGAGACGAAGGCTTTTGGTTCTATAATAAAGGTGTGGCTACTTACATTAGTGGTACTCATTTTATGTACTTGCAGTGGTCCAAAATTGATGTTGGGAAGCCAGACTATAGGGAAGCAAACAGATTATTCTTTATCTTTTGGGAAGCTTGCAAGGCAGATCCACGATCCTATGGGATGTGCTACCTTAAGAACAGGCGTTCCGGGTTTTCTTTCATGGCCTCTGGAGAGGTGGTCAACATGGCAACCATATCAAGTGACTCCAGGTATGGTATACTTTCAAAGTCCGGTCCTGATGCAAAGACGATGTTCACAGACAAGGTGGTTCCAATTTCAGTTAATTATCCCTTCTTTTTCAAACCCATCCAGGACGGAATGGACCGTCCAAAGACCGAGCTTGCCTACCGTGTCCCCGCCAGTAAGTTCACCCGTAGAAAACTTACCACAACCCCTGACGAAACCCAACAGGAATTACAGGGACTTGACACGACCATCGATTGGAAGAACACCGGTGATAACTCCTATGATGGAGAGAAACTCAAACTCCTCGTCCACGATGAATCGGGTAAATGGGAACGTCCGAACAACATCCTCAACAACTGGAGGGTTACGAAAACCACACTACGATTAGGTAGTAGAATTATTGGAAAGTGTATGATGGGTAGTACCTGTAATGCGCTGGACAAAGGTGGTGATAACTTTAAAAAACTATATTATGACTCCGACGTTACAAAACGAAACCGCAACGGACAGACTCGCTCGGGATTATATAGTTTGTTCATACCTATGGAATGGAACTACGAAGGATACATTGATTCTTATGGCGTACCTGTATTCGAAACACCAGAAACTGAAAGTGTTGGACCGCATGGAGATATAATAGATTTAGGTGTAATTGAATATTGGCAAAACGAAGTAAACGGTTTAAAAGGAGATCAAGATGCTTTAAATGAATTTTATAGACAATTTCCAAGAACTGAAGAACATGCTTTTAGAGATGAAGCAAAGCAATCTCTTTTTAATTTGACAAAAATTTATGAGCAAATTGATTTTAATGGAGATTTAAAACACAGTAATTTAGTTACTAAAGGTAGTTTCCAATGGAGAGATGGAATAAAAGATACTAGCGTTATATTTGTTCCAAATAGCAATGGCAGATTTTTAGTAACTTGGGTTCCACCTGAAAACTTACAAAATCGTGTAATAGTAAAGAATGGGGTTAAATATCCAGGTAATGAGGATTTAGGTGCTTTTGGTTGTGATAGTTATGATATATCTGGAACAGTGGATAGTAGAGGTTCTAATGGTTCGTTGCATGGATTAACTAGTTTTAGTATGCTAGACGTTCCACCTAATCATTTCTTTTTAGAATATATAGCTAGACCTCAAACAGCAGAGATATTTTTTGAAGATGTACTTATGGCCTGTGTTTTTTATGGCATGCCTATATTAGCGGAAAATAATAAACCTAGATTGTTGTATCATTTTAAAAGAAGAGGATATAGAGGTTTTTCAATGAATAGACCTGACAAAATATATAACAAGTTATCTGTTACTGAAAGAGATATTGGAGGTATACCAAACTCAAGTGAAGATATAAAACAAGCACACGCTGCTGCAATAGAAACTTATATAGAAAACTTTATAGGTTTACAAGATAAGGGTTATGGAGACATGTATTTTCAAAGAACTTTAAATGATTGGAGTAGATTTAACATAAACAATAGAACAAAGCATGATGCGTCTATAAGTTCTGGACTTGCTTTAATGGCATGTAACAAAAATAGATACAGACCTGTACCAAAAAGACAAGTTATATCTTATGATTTGGGTATAAAAAAATATGATAACACTGGTATTGTTTCGAAAATTATAAAATAAATGAATATAAATTATAATACTAATAGCGCTTTTCCCAATCAGGTGGTACCTTTGGAGGAAAAATTAAGTATGAAGTATGGTAGTCAGGTTGCTGATGCTATACAATCAGAATGGTTTGCGCAAGGTAGAACTAATGGAAATAGGTATTTAACAACCTTTAACAATTATCACACTCGTAGATTATATGCTAGAGGTGAACAATCAACTCAAAAATATAAAGATGAATTATCTATAAATGGTGATTTATCTTATTTAAACTTAGATTGGAAACCAGTGCCTATATTATCTAAATTTGTAGATATACTTACTAATGGTATTTCTAATAAAGATTATGATATAAAAGCTTATGCTAACGATCCTATGTCTGTTAAAAAGAGAACAGACTACGCTACTAGGCTAGCTATGGATATGTATGGTCAAGATATTATAGAAGAAGTAAAAGCTACTACAGGACAAGATATATCACAAACAAATATACCAGCAGTTGATCTTCCTAAAACAATGGAAGAAATGGAACTTCATTTACAACTATCTTATAAACAATCAATTGAGATAGCTGAAGAAGAAGCAATAACACAAACGTTAGATAAAAATAAATACGATTTACTTAAACGTAGGTTAAATTATGATCTAGTTACATTAGGTATTGCAGCTGCAAAAACAAATTTCAATACAGCTGAAGGTATAACTTTAGATTATGTTGATCCTGCTTATATGATTTATTCATATACAGAAGATCCTAATTTTGAAGATATATATTATGTTGGAGAGGTTAAAGCTGTTACTATTCCAGAAATAAAACAACAATTTCCAAACATATCTGATGACGCGTTAGAAAAAATTCAAAAGTCTTATAGTAATAATAATTATATTTACGGTTGGGGTGCTTACGATGAAAACACTGTTCAAGTTTTATATTTTGAATATAAGACTTATATGGATCAAGTATTTAAAATAAAACATACAGATCAAGGTTTAGAAAAAGCATTAGAAAAACCAGATACTTTTAATCCACCAGAAAGTGATAATTTTAATAAAGTTTCAAGAAGTGTAGAGGTTTTATTTGAGGGTGTAAAAGTGTTAGGAACAGATATGATGCTTAGCTGGAAAATGGCTGAGAACATGACTAGGCCATTAGCTGATACAACTAAAGTAGAAATGAATTATGCTATTTGTGCACCTCGTATGTATAAAGGTAGAATAGAATCTATTGTTAGTAAAACTATAGGTTTTGCTGATATGATACAATTAACTCATTTAAAACTACAACAGGTTATAGCTAGAATGGTTCCTGATGGTGTATTCTTAGACATGGATGGGTTAGCGGAAGTTGATTTAGGTAATGGAACTAATTATAATCCAGCTGAAGCATTAAACATGTATTTTCAAACTGGTTCTGTAGTTGGTAGATCACTTACTCAAGATGGTACTATGAACGCTGGTAAAGTACCTGTTCAAGAATTATCCACCTCTTCAGGTCAAGCTAAAATAGGTTCTTTAATAAATACCTATAATTACTACGTACAAATGATACGGGATGTAACAGGATTAAACGAAGCTAGAGATGGTAGTTTACCAGATAGAGATACTTTGGTTGGTTTACAAAAAATTGCAGCTCAACAGTCTAATATAGCGACTAAGCATATTAACAATGCTAGTTTATATTTAACGTTAAGATTATGCGAGAATATATCTAAAAAATTAGTTGATGTTCTTAATTTTCCATTAACAGCTGAAGCTTTAAAAAATTCTATATCAACATTTAATGTTAATACGTTAAGAGAAGTTTCTAATTTAAATCTACATGATTTTGGAATATTCTTAGATCTTGAACCAGATGAAGAAGAAAAAGCTCAACTAGAACAAAACATCCAAGTTGCATTGCAATCAGGTGGTATTGATTTAGAAGACGCTATTGATCTTAGACAAATACGCAATTTAAAGTTAGCTAATCAAATGCTAAAACAAAAACGTAGATTAAAACAGGAAAGAGATCAAAAGGCTGCTCAAGCTAATATGCAGGCTCAAGCTCAAGCAAATGCAAAATTAGCAGAGCAAACAGCATTAGCTGAAACTCAAAAACAACAAGTTTTAGTTGATCAAAAAATGCAATTAGAACAAGCCAAATCTCAATTTGAAATACAAAGAATGCAGGCTGAAGCTGAAATTAAACGACAGTTAATGGCTGAAGAGTTTAATTATAATGTTCAACTTGCTAAAGAAAAATTCTCTAGTGAAGGAAATAAAGAGAAAGAAATAGAAGATAGAAAAGATAAAAGAGCTAGAATAATAGGGACTCAACAGTCTCAAATGATACAGCAGAGACAAAATGATGGAACACCTATCGATTTTGAATCTACTAATGATAGTTTAGGTGACTTTGGTTTAGAAGCCTTTGGTCCTAAATAATTTTTTAATTTTATAATATTATATTATGTCAGAAGTAAAACCGACCGAAGAGGTCAAACAAGAAGGTGACTTTTCTTTAAAAGGAAAGAAAACAAAACCTAAAAAATTGGTTGACAGTTCAAAAGAACAACCAGTAAAAGTAGATTTAACTAAACCTGAAGCACAAGGAGAACTTGTAGAGGATATAGTTAAAGTTGATTTAACAGATAAAAAACAAGAAAATGCCGTTCAAGCACAAGAGACAGATGATAGCAATGTTGTTATCGAAAAGCCCGAAAACAGTGGCGACAGCAAAGAAGTGGTTGAAAAAGTACGGGACACCGAAGAAAAACTAGAAAGTCCTTTACAAGAAATAACTGAAGAAGAAGTTGACGAAAAGACTATTGAGTTATATGAAGAAGCAGAGCAAGCTGTTAAAGATCAAGTTACACAAGGTAAAGAATTACCTGAAAACGTACAATCACTTGTAGACTTTATGTCAGAAACAGGTGGTACAATAGAAGATTATGTAAGATTAAATCATGATTATTCTAATGTAAACGAAAAAGTATTATTACAAGAATACTATAAACAAGCTAAACCTCATTTAGATCAAGAAGAAATTAACTTTATTATGGAGGATAATTTTTCTTATGATGAGGAAATTGATGAGCCAAGAGAAATTAGAAAAAAGAAATTGGCTTTCAAAGAAGAAGTTGCTAAAGCTCGATTAGAGCTTGATGCTATGAAGGATAAATATTACCAGGAAATCAAGTTGAGACCTGGTGTTACCCAAGAACAGCAGAAAGCCACGGACTTTTTCAATAGATACAAGCAGCAAGAAGAGCAAGCGAAAACCCTTCAACAGGATTTTAAAAAGCAAACTGAACAAATTTTTAACGACGATTTCAAAGGTTTTGATTTTAGTTTAGGTGAAAAAAAGTTTAGATATAAAGTTCAAAATCCAAGTGAAGTAGGTAAGTCACAGTTAGATGTTAATAATTTCATTAGTAAATACATTGATGAAAAAGGAGCTGTAACTAACCCTGCAGGTTATCACAAAGCACTTTATGCTGCAATGAATGCGGATAAAATCGCTAATCATTTTTACGAACAAGGAAGAGCTGACGGTGTTAAAAACGTTGTCGATTCTTCTAAAAATCTAAGTAGTGACAAGCCTAGGCAAGTTGCCGACGGAAACGTCTTTATAAATGGTTTAAAAGTAAAATCAATAAGTGGTTTGGATTCGTCTAAACTAAAAATTAAAAAACGAAAATTTAACTAATTAAAACTTTTAAATTATGGGAATTTTAAATCCACAATTTGGTACAATAGTTCCATCGCAGGTACAACAAACTCTTGCGAGTAACTATTTGACTTTTGACGGCGCTGCTGGTGGAAATTTCGCACAACAATACTTACCTGAGCTTTATGAGCAGGAAGTTGAAAGATATGGTAATAGAACTTTATCTGGATTCTTAAGAATGGTTGGTGCTGAATTACCAATGACGTCTGACCAAGTAATCTGGTCTGAACAAAATAGATTACATATTGCATATGATAACTGTGCTAACGGTGGTGCTGCGAATACAATTACTATTCCAGTTGCTGCAGATATTAACAACGTTGTTTCACCACAACAAACTATTGTCGTAATGGATGATTTTGGTGGTGAGTCAAAATGTTTAGTTGTTGATTCTGATTTAAGAACAGCTGCTGGGGGTGGTACTGGTGTACTTAATGTATTACCTTACGGTTCTGCTAGTTTAGCTACTGAAGGTCTTGTAGGTAACGTAAAGATATTTGTTTACGGTTCTGAATATCCAAAAGGAACAAACACTACAATCGCTCCTTCTGCTGCTGGTGTAGCTGTTGCTGGTAATGATTATCCAATCGCTACAGTAACTCCTGACTTTACTCAGTTTTCTAACAAGCCAATCATTATTAGAAGCCAATATTCAATCAATGGTTCTGACACTGCTCAGATCGGTTGGGTAGAAGTTGCTACTGAAGATGGTACTTCTGGATATTTATGGTATTTAAAAGCTGAGTCTGAAACAAGACTTAGATTTGAAGACTACCTAGAAATGTCTGTTGTAGAAGGTGAGCAAGTTGGTGCTGGTTCTGCTATTGCAAACGTAACAGGTACTGAAGGTTTATTTGCTGCTATTGAAGATAGAGGTAATGTACAAGTTGGATTCTCTGCTGGAACAGGTATTAGTGACTTTGATGATATTCTTAGAAACTTAGATACTCAAGGAGCAATTGAAGAAAACATGTTATTCTTAAACAGAAATACTAATCTTGATTTTGATGACATGCTAGCTTCTATATCTTATGGAAATGCTGGTGGTACTGCTTTCGGTTTATTCGAAAACTCTGAGGAGATGGCATTAAATTTAGGTTTCTCTGGATTCAGAAGAGGTTCTTATGACTTCTACAAAACTGACTGGAAATACTTAAACGATGCTTCAACTCGTGGTGCTATGAGTGGACCTGCTTCTATTGAAGGTGTATTAGTTCCTGCTGGAACAAGTACAGTTTACGATCAGATTTTAGGTACTAACATTAGACGTCCTTTCTTACACGTAAGATATAGAGCGTCACAAGCTGATGATAGACGTATGAAGTCTTGGTTAACTGGATCTGTTGGTGGAGCTTTCACTAGCGATTTAGATGCTATGACTGTAAACTTCTTATCTGAAAGATGTTTAGTAACTCAGGCTGCTAATAACTTTGTATTATTCAAAGGAGTGTAATTACTCAATACTAATGTAATTTTTACCCTCGTTATATTAACGGGGGTAATTATTACTTTTATAAACTATTTAATTATATTATATTATGGCTAAAAAAGCTAAAGCAGAAGCTGTTGAGGTTGCACCTCAAGAGGTTGCGGTAAAAACTGCACCTCCAAAACCCACGAAACCAGAGTGGGAAATAAAACCTAGAACATATATTATTAAAGGAAATAAACAACCTTTAACAATGACTATTCCAGGTAAACATACAAGAAAAAGTCCTTTATTGTATTTTGATCCAAAATCAAATTCACAAAGAGAACTAAGATACGCTACTAATATGAACAGTCCTTTTGTTGATGAACAAAAAGGAGAAGTTACATTAGGGCATATTACCTTTAGAGATGGAGTGCTATCGGTTCCACAAGAGAATCAAATTTTACAAAAATTATTAAGTTTATATCACCCATTAAAAGGTAAAAAATACTATGAGTTTGACGCTGTTATAGAAGCAGAAGATGATTTAGATATTATTGAAATGGAAATAGCAGCATTAAATGCAGCTCAATCAATGGACGTTGATCAAGCAGAAGCTATATTAAGAGTTGAAAAAGGTAGTGCTGTTTCTAATATGAAATCTAAAGAACTCAAAAGAGATTTATTATTATTCGCTAAACGCAAACCAGGTTTATTTTTAAACCTAGCTAATGATGAGAATGTTCAATTAAGAAACTTTGGTATAAAAGCAATTGAAGCCAGAATAATTAATTTATCTCAAGATCAAAGAACTTTTCACTGGGGCTCAAATGATAGAAAATTATTTACAGTACCATTTGATGAAAACCCATACTCAGCTTTAGCCGCTTGGTTTAAAACTGATGAAGGTGTAGAAGTTTATAAATCTATAGAAAAAAGAATATAAACAAGTGATACTAATATATTAGGGTGTCACCAATAGTGATACCCTAGTGTATTATAATTTAAATAAGTATGGCTATAAACGTAAACACTGTATATCAAACAGTCCTGTCTATATTAAACAAAGAGCAGAGAGGTTATCTAACTCCAGCAGAATTTAACAAAGTAGGTGGTCAAGTACAATTAGAAATATTTGAAAAATACTTTGAAGATTTAAATCAACAGTTGAGAGTTCCTCAGGCAGATGCAGATTATTCAGACAGAATAATGAATCTTGATGAGAAATTAGCTATATTTAAAACATTTGGTAATGCGTCTTACGACACAGTGAGCACACCCGGGTTAGAATATTTCACACTACCAAAAATAGATGCTTATGGTGCTACTGTTGATTTTTATAGACTTGGTACTGTGATATACACTGATGATAGAGGTAATCAAATAGAACTTCAAAGATTATCTAGAACAGATTTCTACAACATAGAAAGATCTCCACTAACAAAAGCAACAAAAAGTTTTCCTACATATTTATATGAGAATAGAGGTAATCAAAATACTTCAGGATCAAGTTTAGATGATCATTTACAAAACATCTTATTTGTCAATCCTACTAGTATTACTAGCAATATTACAGTGGATTATATTAGAAAACCTGTTAGTCCTATATGGGGTTTTTCAACAGGTAGTGCAGGTCAATATATATATAAAGATTCTTTTTATGATCCTGCAACTGGCTTAGGTTCAAGAAATTTTGAACTACATGAATCAGAACAAACAAATGTTATATTAAGAATATTGGCTTATTCTGGAATAATAATAGAAGATCCTGCTATAATACAGGTAGCTAGTCAACAAGTTCAAGGTAAAGAAGTAAATAAAAAAAGTTAATAAATGGCAGTTATAAATGAAACCAATCAGCAGTATTACGCAGGCGCACAAGGCTTTGTAGTTAAAGAACTTTTAGGTGAAACTGATTTTACTTTTACCTTTGATACAGATTTAATATTTGGATCTTTTGATCCTACAGATATTAACTATCAAAAAAATAATTTTAAATTATATTCTAGTATTGATGGATTGACATATAATGAATATACAAACTCTTACACTGTAACTGGTAACACTATTTCATTAGGAGTAGCATTACCATTTGAACATGTTTTAGTTTGTCAATTAAAAAGATTAGATGGTGGAAGTTATGGTAATAGAGATGCTTACGGTTCTACTACAGAACAAAACTATGGAAGTTATGAATATATAACTTTAAATGATGTAGTTAATAATTTTATAGTAGCATATGTAGGAGCAGGTAAATTAATACCTAGTGTTAAAAGAACTGACTTAATATTCCATGCGAAAAGAGCATTGCAAGAATTTAGTTACGATACACTTAAGAGTATAAAATCTCAAGAGCTAACTATACCACCAAGTTTAAGTGTAGTAATACCTCAAGATTACGTAAACTATGTACGTATGTCTTGGATAGATATGCAAGGAGTACAAAGAATTATATATCCAGCTAATAACTTAACAGACTCACCCTATAGAACTCCAATACAAGATGGCGAAGGAGTACCAACACAAGATAATTTTGGAGAAAATTTACAAGGAACTTCTATAACAGAAGAAAGATGGAGAAATAATAATCCTAGTTTAATAAACCAAGAGTTTAACCAAGGTCAATACAATGCTGGTTTAGATTGGTGGGGCTATGATTGGGGTTATGGAGGTATGTGGTTTTGGGGTTACGGACAGTTGTATGGAAATGATCCTCAATATTCTCAAGTAAACGGTTGGTTTAACATGAATGAAAGAGAAGGTAAAATATCTTTTTCTAGTAATTTAGTTGGAAGATTAATAATACTAGAATATATATCAGACGGCTTAGCATATGATATGGATAGTAGAGTTCCAAAATTAGCTGAAGCTGCTATATACGCTTATTTATCTCACGCTGTATTAGCGAGTAGAATTAATCAACCAGAGTATATCATACAAAGATTGAAAAGAGAAGCAAGTGCTAAATTAAGAAATGCTAAAATAAGATTATCTAATATTAAACTTGATGAGATAGTACAAGTAATGAGAGGTAAATCTAAATGGATAAAACACTAAAATTAAATGGCGGAATTTAAAAATGTTTTTATAAAGTCTAAAATGAACAAAGATCTTGATGATCGTTTGTTACCACAAGGCGAATATAGAAACGCAGTAAATATACAAGTCAGTAAATCCGAGTCTTCAGATGTTGGTGCGCTAGAAAATGTTTTAGGTAATGATAAGATAATTAGTTTTGAAACAGTAACAGGTGAAGATGATGTAATTTGTGTAGGTTACCTAGTTTCAGAAGTAAACTCTAGTGTTTATTTTTTCCTTACATCAAACACATTAGATAGTAATCCAAACGGAGTTTATGCGCCTGGTGCTACAAATTTTATTATTGAATCTATAATATCTCAAGGCGTAGCAACAACTAATACTATATTAGTAGAAGGAGCTTTTTTAAATTTTTGGGAAGGTTCACCTATATATGGAGTTAACTTATTAGAAGATTTATTATTTTTTACTGATAATAGAAATCAACCTAGAAAAATTAATATTAGTTTTGCTAGAGATGATTCTACTTATTACACAATAGAAGATACTATAAGTGTAGCTAAATACATGCCTTATAAAGCACCTGTGTTATGGCAAGAAATTACACAAAAAGTTATTGACGATAGTGGTACTCCTGCTGATTTAACACCGGCTTTAGGTGAATACCAAACAACTATGCAAGATGTTGTTAGTGAATTTTTACCTGACGGCACTACACCTAATCCATATGAAGATCCCTTATATCAAGGTGATCCTGATTATTTAGAAGATAAATTTGTTAGATTTAGTTATAGATTTAAATTTGATGATGGAGAATATTCTGTATTTGCTCCTTTTACTCAAGAGTGTTTTATACCTCAACAAGATGGTTATTTTTTATTTAATCCATCAGGAACTGACAATGATGATAACGACATGTCAGCTGCTTATAGAAGCACGATAGTTGATTTTATGGAAAACAAAGTTAATCAGTTGACTTTGTTAATTGAAATGCCTGAAAATCAAGACCCAGCTTTTCCAGGTACAAGATTATCTAATGTTACAGACTATTTTAAAATAACAGAGTTAGAAATATTATTTAAAGAATCTGATAGTGCGGCTGTTTTGGTTGTAGATACAATACCTGCTAGTCAGATAATTGCACAATATGATCCAACAGGTTTGGGTAATACATATTTATATAAATACTCTGGTACAAAACCATTTAGAACTTTACCTGAAAGTCAATTAGTTAGAGTTTATGATAAAGTACCAGTAAAAGCTTTAGGTCAAGAAGTAATAAGCAACAGAGTTGTATATAGTAATTTTCAAACTAGACACACTCCACCAGCTGGTATTGATTACAATGTTGGTGCTGGTCCTAAACTACCTTTTGATGTTAGTACTCCAGCAACTTCTGTTTCTTGGAACACAAGCATTGTTGAATATCCTAATAGCACTTTAAAACAAAATAGAAATTATCAAGCTGGTTTTGTATTATCTGATAGGTTTGGTAGAACAACTTCAACGTTGCTTTCAAATCAAGCAACTGTTTCAGCATCTACTGCATCACAGTTATCCACAGTTTATTCTGCTTATAATTTAGATCCTGCAGATGGTGGTCCAGATATAGGACAATGGCCAGGAGATGCTTTATTTGTTCAGGTTAATGATACAATTAGTGAAACACCTATTGCTCAAACTTTATACCCAGGTACTTACAAGGGAGATCCAACGCAATCAGATTATAATCCTTTAGGATTTTATTCTTGGAAAGTTGTAGTAAAACAACAAGAACAAGATTATTATAATGTTTATTTACCTGGTATATTAGCTTCATATCCTGACGATCCAACAAAAGAATTAGGTTTAACATCGCATATAGTATTGTTAAATGACAATATAAATAAAGTTCCAAGAGATTTAAGTGAGGTTGGTCCTGATCAAAAACAATTTAGAAGCTCTGTACAGTTATTTGGTAGAGTGGAAAATACAAATCAAACACCAGCTGGAACACCATCAACTGATTTCGGCGTTGTTAATCAACAATATTATCCTTCTAGATTTTCAGATACAGTATCTACAATATCTACTGAATTTGAACTTTTCAATGTAGGTTCCGCAGGTCCCACAGGCGAACAAGAGGCTTCTTTTTATGAAGTAGAATCAAACCCATTAATAGCTAGAATTAGCACAACTAATCAAATAGGTCAAATAGAACCAACATCGGGTGGTGGTACTTATTCTATTTTTAATTTAGCAGTGTATGAGACAGAGCCTACAGAATCAAGATTAGATATATATTGGGAAACAAGTACAACAGGTACTATAGATGATTTAAATGAACAAGTTGAAGAAACTGGGGGCCAAACTATATTTCAAACTGTAAACTTCAGTTTTGAGTTTAATGAATTTTTTGGAATATTTGATCCTGCAGTAACAGGTGCTTGGAATCCAGCTGTACAAGGAACACCAGAACAACCAGGTCCAACATATCCTTCATGTACACCAGTGCCTTCAAATGGTGAGTGTGGTAGATTTAGAAATGTTTTAGCTGGTCCTTTTTGGTTTGAAGATACAACTTCAACTGCAATTGTAGATGTTATAGTTGAAGGATTTACAGTAACTGATGGAGCAGGTGTAGATGTAACAGCGGATTTTGAAATACTTCAAATATACGGAACATCGTCATCAACGCCTGGTCCAGGTAACTATATAAAATATGATGGAACAACTGTTCCAACTGTTGCGTATGCACATGATTCTTTTTTATTAGTAAATAAATCATATAGATTATGGCAAACAAGCACTCCTAACTCTCAAGAGTTTGATATAGAACTACAGGTTAGTGACGCAAGTGTGCCATCACCTAGACCTATTAAAGTATTTACGTACACTCCACTAGCCAATGGAACTGAATTAGATAATTTAGATACAATTTTTGTAGGTGGTGAAAGCTTTGGTAGTGTACCACAACAGTGGGGTCAAAACCCATCTGCAAGTACACCATCGCCTCCTATTTTAGATTACGCAAAAGTTTGTCCACCTTCTCAAGTAATTGTTGATTTTGGAACATTAGGAGTTTTAGTAAAACTATACGCTATGAATGGTGCTAATTATGGTGATCCACCATCGGTTCCATTAAGTGAAAATCAATTTGGATTACAATTTAGTTTTATTACAGTAACGCAAGGTGGAGTTGCATCAACAGCTTTTCAAATAGATCCAGCAAGTGGTGAAATAACTGAAACATCCCCAGGTAGTGCAACGGGTAGATATGACATAAGAGTACAAGTTACAGGTACTGACGGTACTTTTGATATATGTTTATTTTCTTTAGTTATAGGTGTACCTCCAGCAGATGGTTCTTTTACATCAGGAGGAACAAGTTTAAATTTATTGTTTTATGATAGTGCATATGTTTTTAGTTTACACAATGATATTTCTGTTGCTTATAACCAATTAAATAACGTTGGTTATCCCGGTATATATCCTAATGTTCTTAGTTTAGCATCTACTGGTTCGTTTAATAATTTCATTAACAACACGTCTTGTAATAGTTATACTTCGGGTGTTGGTGGTCCTCAAACTCTTGAAAGTCGTCAACTACCTTCATCTGGTACTGTTGGTGCAATAACTCAAGGAACAGGTTATATATGGTTGGATGTAGAAATTAATAGTAGTGGCTTTGGAGCATTTGGTTCTTACAATAGTTGTGATATATCTTGGGCTATAGAATATAGACCAATTGGTACGCCTACGTGGAGAGCTGCGGTTGATATTGAAGGAAACATATTATCTTTTAATAGTCTTTTGTCTGGACCATCTCCAACTAATCCTATACAGTCTAACACAGCTCATATTGGGGCTTTAGCGAATAATTCTAGTTCTTCTGGAATGGATCAAAATTTTGGTGCTGCAACAACGTCAATTGGAACTGTAGGTGCACCAAATAATAACTTTATAAGAATGACATCGCAGAGAGGAAATACTTCTTCGGCTCCATCTTCAACAGCTGTTATGAGTAAATTTGTAGCTGTTGGAAATAGTCCAACATATGGTTTACCAGCTGCTTATGGAGAATATAGAGTTGTTATACAAACTATAGGTGGTGATTGTCTCACGTGTCAAGGATGTGGTTCTACTGGACCAAAAGCTATTTCTTCTTCTAATCCGTTTGTAGGAGAATTAAAACATGGAGATTTCTTCTATGATCTAGGAACACAAAGAGCTTTTTCTTATCTAGTATGTACTGAAAAATTTGCAACTGAATCAGCTGCTCTTGCGTTTAATGGCCTCGGACTAACAACACAAACTTTATACGCTAGAGAACCAGTATGTAGATATGTAAGTACATTTTTTACAGATCCTGCTTTAACAACACCGTATGTAGCTTGGACTAACCCAGCTAATAGCTTTGTAGCATATAACGCTGGAAGTAATGCTGGTGCTACTTGGACTACTCCATTAGGTGGTAGTGCTTCTACAACAACCACTAAAGATTTAGCAAAAGCCGCTGAAGGTGCTCAATTAGATGGAGCAAATCCATCTACTACTCAATCATTTAGAAGATGGGCTTGTCAAGTTAATTCTGCCACAGGAACAAAAGTAGCTGGCACATCTGTATATAATGACTAAGTAAAGCGTAGTTAAAACATGTAATCTAATATATAATGGCATTAATAGAAGTAAAATATTTTAATTCTTTTCTACTTAGAAAAAGTGTAGATTCATCTAATCAACCACAATGGTTTGGTTCTAGAGGTATACCTCAAGTTGTAGGTGGTTGGGAACAGGGAGCTGTTGACGCTAATAATACATTAAATTGGGCTATTGAAGAGTCTAGAATTAGAGGCGGTTACAATAATACATCAACTTCTTTAGGCGCTAAAGCTTATTTAGTAGAAGATGAACCTGAAGGAAGTATTAGAGGTAACTCTATGATTTACTCTGGAATATTTAATTCTAGAACTGGAATAAACCAAACTAATCAGTTTCCTGTTGGTAGTGAAATAACTAAATCTACTGATCCATCAGATGGTAGTATACAAAGATTGTACGCAGAAGATACTAATTTAATTATATTTTCTGAAAAGAAAGTAAGTAGAGCTTTAATAGATAAAGATGCTATATACACAGCTGAAGGTGGCGGTGTACCTGTTAGTCAATTAAACCTAGTTATAGGACAAATAATACCTTACGCTGGAAATTATGGTATAGCTGATAATCCAGAAAGTTTTGCTGTATATGGTTATAGAAAATATTTTGTAGATAAAAATAGAAACGCTGTTTTAAGACTGTCTAGAGATGGTATTACAGAAATATCTAACTACGGTATGATTGATTGGTTTAGAGATAATCTAAGCGCAGTAGATTCAACTAGTTTTGGTGCTGGAAAAATAATAGGTGGATGGGATATATATACAAAACAATATACAGTATCATTACAACAAAATGATGCTGCTCCAGAATCCACTTATCACACATTACAGTTTGATGAAAAAATATTAGGTTGGCCTTCTTTCTATACATTTAAACCAAGGTTCATGTTTAGTCTAGCTAATAGATTTTATAGTATTAGTAATGAGGGATCTACTCAAGATAATGTTTGGGTTCACAATGATTTAAATACTAATAGAGCAAACTTCTATTCTATTCAAGGTAAATCTAATATAACATTTGTTGTTAATCCTTCAGTCAGTACTAGTAAAGTGTTTAAAACAGTTAATTACGAAGGTAGTAATGGTTGGGAAGTTATTTCATATGTTTCTGATATAACAGGAGTTGATAGCATTGAAGTAGATTCTTTTGGACAACCAGTTTGGTTGTTACCACCAGAAACAAGAGATACTACAAATAGTATACTTAGTTATTATGAAGGAGAATATATAATAAACCCTTTACAAGCTAGTCCTACTTTTGGAACACCAGTATACAGACCAGATTATGTAACTGTTTTTGGAAGCGATGATCCTCCTTATAATAAAGAATATGCTGGTTTTGTAAGAAAAGAAAATAAATACTATGCTAATCTTGTTAATAATTCTTCAGCAACTGCAGGCGAAGTTAGATTTGGTGAAGAAATGACTGGTATTAAAGCTTACTATTGTACGGTAACTATTGAAAATGATGACTACACAAACATTGGTGGTGCAAAAGAATTATTTGCAGTTAACTCTACGTTTGTACAAAGTAGTTAAATTAAATTAAATTAAATGGATTTTAAAGCAAGAATATTAAAAGAAGAAGACTATAGTCTTTTAGAAACATGGTGGAAAGCTTGGGGTTGGCCATCTGTTAATAAAGCTATATTACCAGACAACGGAACTGGTGGCGTGATGATTGAGTATAAAGGTAAACCAATAGTAGCTGGATTTATATATTGGAGTAACTCGGGTTTGTGTTGGTTTGATTGGGTAGTTTCTGATCATGATGGTAATAAAAGAGCTAGACCTTTAGCTGTAAAGTTTTTAATAGAAACTGTAGAGCAAATGGTTAAAGATGCAGGTAAAGCTTGCATTATGTCAATAAGTAGAAGTAATAGTTTACTTAAGATACATAAAAAATTAGGTTGGTCGGTTGATGATAAACCGTCACACGAAATGATAAAAATGATAATTTAAAAACAATATTATGGCAGTAGTAGCAGCAGTAGCAACAGCAGTTGTTGGAACAGCAGTAGGTGGTGCGGTCCAAGCGGGCAAGCAGCATAAAGCCATGCGTAGAGCTAGAAATGAAAAGGAAGCAGCTAAATGGAAAGTTGAAGAGCTTCAGGCTAGTAGGCAAGAAATAACAAACGGCTAGTGATTTATCTGGTCAAATGAGTAATCCTTATGCTAGTTTAGGTGTAGCAACTCAAGCTGCAGAAATACAAATGGAGCAAAGTGATATAGCTTTAGCTAATTCACTAGACGCTATGATGGCCACAGGAGCTAGTGCTGGTGGAGCAACTGCATTAGCACAAGCCGCATTAAGAAGTAAAAAAGGTGTATCAGCTGGAATCGAAGCTCAAGAAGCAACTAATGAAAAACTAAGAGCAGAAGGTGAAGCTAAACTACAACAAGCAAAAATAAGTGAACAACAAAGATTACAATCAATAGCAATCACAGAAGGACAAAGAGTTCAAGCTGCAGAGGCTCAAGGTAATATATTTGAGTTTCATGCTCAAGAAGATAGAACTAATGCTGATTTAGCTTATAATATTGCCAAAGAAACAGGTGCTCAACAAAGACAAGCACAAGCTAGAGCAAATAGAGATAGTGCTACATCTGGTATA